AGTCAAGCCAAACCATACCGATAACAAGATCAAGTCCAGCCGCCCGCAGTTACCTTGCGGCGGCTCTGTCCGCGTTGACGACCATGGAGAAATCGACCGACTATTTCGGTCATGCGTCCGTGCGTCACAAGACAAGCATACTGGAGTGCATCGATAGGATGAGAGTATTCGTTCTTTTCAGGGAGAGCCTTCCGCACACCCCCGCGAGTTCGTGCATAGCGGTATCCACCCGCGAGGCCACGGATGATCTTTGGGCATCGATCATGGTCGAAGAGGATCGCCCCTGCGCCGTCGTTTTGTTTGAGCAGCCAGCTTTCGACGGCCCGCAGACGGTTATCGATGTCGTTGGTTGGGGCCGGCATCGCCTTGAAGTTCATGCGAGCGAGGACATCGAAAGTCGTTTCCTCGTAGATGGAGGACTTGGCGACGCCCGACGGGTCACCGATGATTACGATTGGAATGTTAAGGTAGCGTTCTTGCGACAACACCGGCATGAGATTTCGCTCGATGTGTGCCTCAAGGCCGATGTCCTCCGCGATCACTTCTTCCAGACAGAGCATGCGCCCTCGCGGGTCCATCTGGCAGATTACGCTACAGGGGTCGCGGCCAAAGTCCTGACCAATGATGAGTGGCGCAAACTTGTTCGGTATGAGCCCGCGTGCGACGTGAAATGATGTCTTGAAGCTCTCTCGGAAAACAGCGGTGCCGGATGGATCGTCGCCGAATTGCGCGTTGACATAGCGCCTGATCCAGTCGGGCGACGCACCGGACATTGCACGTTCGTAGTATTTGCGACCCAATGCCCGCCGCTCTTCGCTGTCGATGGGGAGCCGCACGCTATCCGTGGTCTGGTTGAGCCACTCCAGATTTTCAGCGTACTCTTCGAGGCCGCCGGGCTGGATGAAGATATCCCACTCATCGTGTTCGGCCGTCATGAACTCGTGCCACTTCGACCCTTCGGGCGGCATGTTGGTGTCGGCGATGACGCCCTTCCATGTGCAGAAGCCACGGTTGCCGGTGGGGAAGCGGCCGACGCGGCCTTGGAGCGCGCCGACGAGGTCCACCTGCATCTCGATGCACTCGGACATCCACGCGGCGGTCAACTGCATCGAGAGCAGCCGGCGCTGGTCTTCCGGGTCTTCGAGGGGGATGAGAAGCCACTCGCTTTTGACGTCGCCGAAGGTCAAGTATACCGTGTTGTCGGTGACCTTATAGGTGGCAAGTCCTTGTAATAGCGAGAGAATATCCTTGAGGACAGTATCCTTCAACTGCTTCAGGGTCTGACGCACCACGGCGAAGCGGGTATACCGGAAGCCGTCATCGGCTTTTTCCTGCTCCATCGCACGGCGAAAAAGCTCCATGATGCACGATGTGGTCTTGCCCGATCCGACCGGGCCGGCGATGAGCCGCCCGAACGCCGCGCTCTTCATGAACCGGGCGCATGTCGGCGGGGCGGTATAATTGATCTGCATCAGGTGGCCTTTTCGGGCACAGGGTCAGGACTGGTTGAGGCGTTGGGGGTGACGTCGATTACCTGTTCGGGTAACTGGTTCTGGTATTCGAGCTTCACGTCGTTGCCGAGATTGATCGTGATGCTGACCCGGTCGCCGGCCCGCGCCGCGCTGATATCGGCCTTCGCGCCGAGCCCGGCGAGGTTCGCTGCCAGCTTCCCGGCTTCGACCTTGGCGTTGAGGTTCTCTTCGCGGTCGTTCATGCGGGAGTATAGCTCCGGTAGCCATTCCTCGATCATCGAAGCTGACTTGAGCTTGACGCGCTCATAGGTGTTGGTGGCCCCATTCCACGCTGCGATCTCGGACGCGAGCACGGCGATAAATCGCTCGTTCTTCTTCAGGGCCTCGAATTTGGCCTGATCGACCCCTTGGGCCTTCAGAATGTCGGGGATGGGCTTGAGGCCGATGGCGATCTCGCGCGCCAGCAGCACCATTTGAAGCTCGTCGTGCGTCGCCTGTGGGACGATGGCCAGACCGGGCGTCTTCATGTCGGCGACAGAAACCATTGCGGAATGTCTCGCTACGTTGTAAGTCTAGCAGATATACTATATAGGCGACTGATGGCAACCAGTCCTCCACCCGGCGCGCTACCATCCACATCGTCAATCGGAGGCGGGGCACCGCTATTGCGTGTCGTGTCCCCGGCGGCGCTCGACCGCGCCGAAGCATTGCAGTTCAAGTCCAAGGCACAGGCCGAAGACCAAGCGCAGGCCGAACTCTCCCAGAATGCACAGTCGAACATTGCGGGGTATATCCGCACGCAGTTCGAGTTGATGCGTAACCATCGCAACAACACGTCATCCGGTTGGTCCGAGCGTTTGCTGGCCGCGCTGCGCGCATTCAATGGCCAGTACGACCAAAGCAAGCTCAATGAAATTCGAAACTTCGGCGGCTCCGAAGTTTACGCGCGCATCGTCGCGATGAAATGCCGGGGCGCTAGTTCGCTGCTCCGTGATGTCTATCTGCAAGCTGATCGTCCATGGGGCCTCAATGAAGGCCCTGATCCTGCTATCCCTGAAGAAGTTGTCGCCTCCATCCGGCAACTGGTCGAGACAGAAATCGGCACACTTCAGCAGGCTGGACAGCCCATCGACGCCAACAATATCCGTGACCGCATCAACCAGTTGATGACGGCCGCGCGGCAGGCGGCGAAGAAGAAGGCTTCCGATCAAGCAAAAATCGCAGAGGACAAAATTGATGAGTATTTGGTGGAAGGTGGCTTTTACACAGCACTCGCCGAGTTTCTTGTTGATCTGCCACTGTTTCCATTTGGCTGCATTAAGGGGCCAGTCGTTCGAATTATGCCAACGGTCACTTGGCAGGGGCGTCAGGCTACCACGGTCAACAAACCGCGCCTTACGTGGGCGCGCGTATCACCGTTCGACGTGTGGTGGACGCCCGGCGTCTCGGCCATTGAAGATGCGTCGGTCATTGAAAAGCAGCGCCTCACGCGCGCCGATCTCAACGACTTGCTCGACCTGCCGGGATATAATCAGGACGAAGTCAGGGCGGTGCTGACGGAGTATGGCAGCGGCGGCCTCAACGACAACTGGGACCAGACCGACGCCGAGCGAGCGGACAACGAGAACCGCGAAAACCCGATGTATAACCGCAGCGGGCTCATCACCTGTTTGGAGTATAACGGCAACATTCAGGGGCTAATGCTCTTGCAGTATGGCGTTGACCCCAAGCTCGTGCCTGATCCGGTGCGGGACTACATGGTGCAGGCATGGCTCATCGGTACGCACGTCATCAAGGTGCAGATGAGCCCGAGCCCGCGTAAGCGGCATCCATACTTCATCACGAGCTTTGAGAAGGTGCCGGGTACCCCTGTGGGTAACGGTCTTCCTGATATTCTGGCCGACGTCGCTGATGTCGCCAACAGCACGCTGCGCGCGCTGGTCAACAACTTGAGCATCTCATCTGGCCCGCAGGTGGTGGTCAACGATGATCGTCTCTCTGACAATGAGGACGGCGAGGACTTGTACCCGTGGAAGCGGTGGCACGTTCGCAATGACCCGCTGGGTAACCAGACGCAGGTGCCCATCAGCTTCTTCCAGCCGTCGAGCAACGCCAACGAGCTTCTCGCGGTGTATCAAAAATTCAACGATATGGCCGACGACTTGAGCGCCATTCCCCGGTATCTGTCGGGGCAGAACGCCGGGCAGGCGGGGCGCACGGCATCCGGCTTGGCGATGCTGATGAGCAACGCATCCAAAATTCTCCAGACGGTTGCCGCCAACATCGACCGCGATATATTCGAGCCGCTATTGTCGATGCTGTACGATATGATCATGCTGACCGATCAATCGGGGCTTCTCACCGGCGAAGAAAGTATCCGCGTTCTCGGTGTGACGGTCGCTATCCAGCGCGAGACGCAGCGTGCACGCCAGCTTGAGTTCTTGCAGATCACCGCCAACCCGCTCGACGTCGGTATCATCGGGCCCAAGGGCCGCGCGGCGGTTCTTCGGTCGGTGGCGGAAACCATCGGTATGGACGGCGAAGAGATCGTGCCGAGTGATGACGAGCTTGCAGCACAGCAGGCCGCCGCAGCACAGCAGGCGCAACAGGCACAAGCGGAAAAAGCCGCACAGGCGCAAGGTGGACAGAATTCCACCGGCGCTACCGGCGACATGGGCCCACGGACAAACTTGACACAAGGAGCCTGACTATGGGCAACATGAATGGCGGTAAGGAATACTACCCGCCCTGCGAATACGGCAAGAAAGGAAACCCTATGGGTAAAGCCAATTCTGCGAAGAGCAAATCGACCACGACCAAGTCCATGCCCGGCGGCGGTGCCAAGGGCGGCAAGGGGAAGATGTTCGGCCGGCAGTATGCCGGTACCCAGAGCCCCGGCACCAGCGCGCACAAGACGTCCGGCAACGGCGGCAAGTTCGGCAAGGGTGGCGGCAAGGGGAAGGTCGGCAATCAGAAGCCGTCGACCCCGGCCAAGGGCGGCACCGGATATCCGGCGTAACGCACATGGCAAAGAAAAGCACCAAGCGCGCCAAGCCCCTTCCCCCACGCAAGGAGGCCAAACGTGAGCCGGCCGGTAAGCCGGGCATGAAGGCCACCAAGGGGAAGCCGGCGTTCGGCAAGTTCAAGAAGAAAGACAAATAACGTGGCAACAAAATCGTACGCGAAATCGAAGGCAGGTACGCGCAGCCCCACAGCTACGACGCTGTCTTCGATCTCGCGCACGACCGGGCAATCAGTGAGCCCGTTGGGTAAGTCGACCAAGAAGAGCTACAAGAAGGCCGGCACCGAGAATGATTTCTCGCAGTTCGGCAACATCAACTTCGGCAACACCGGCATGACCGGAGAGGACTGATGAAGAAGCTCGACAAGCGTGACTATATGACGAAGAGCATCGAGCAGCAGCATCTGCCGTCTCGCCATACCCTAAACAGTATCACCAAGGCTGATCCGCTCCATCGCACGCTTGGCAACTATTCCAAGCTGACGCCGAGCATCAACCAGACTGGACCGAACATCTTCGGCGTGGATGAAAATTCGTGGTAGATAGGGTCGCCGCTGAAAACGAATTGATTTTGGCGCTGGACCGGCTAAAAAGAGCCGCCCCGGAAAATTACGCCGCCGCCGAAAAAGCCGTGGCCGCGTACTCCGAAGCAAAGCTCCGCGAGTGCTTGACGCAAGCGGAAATCGCGCAACTGCCACGAGCCCAAGGCCAAGCACAAATGGCCGACTGGTTCTCGCAGACGTTCTCTGGGGTCACTGATCGGGCCCAGAAAATATCCAACAAGTCAAAGTCATAAGGGAGCCTGTCATGGGTTTGTTTCCATCATACGTGAACAGCGATACTGAAGCCCTCGGATATCTCGCGGGCTGCGTGCAGGGTGGCGTCACTTCCGTTACCACTGCGACGATCTCACTGACGGCGGCGCAGACCGTCGGCGGTCTTCTGGTCATCTCGGGCGGCTCGACCTGTGGCCTCACCCTGCCGACCCCGGCCAGCGTTGTGGCTGCATTTCCGCAGGCACAGGTTGGTCAGAAGTTTGCACTGGAAGTGATCAACAACAACTCGGGTACGGCGACGTTTACCGCCGGCACGGGCAACACCATCACCGGCACTGCGACGATTGCAACCACTCTTGGCCAGCGCATCATCGGTGTCATCACCAATGCGACCGCTGGTTCGGAAGCCGTGACCTATTACCCGCTGCTTCACACGCCGGCGTAATTCTCACGATCAAGCATTGACTACATGGGGCCGGCGGGTAATTCTGCCGGCCTTATTGTTTGACCGCTACTATCCGCATCCCGCCGATAGATGCCGTCAGGGAGCAATACATGCCGACCCCATCAAAACCTGTCGACACCAATGTAAAAGTCCCCGCCGCCGTGGCGCGCGCCGCCGCAGCAGCCGAAGCTGCCCAAGCAGCAGCATACCCCGCCGCAGCCCCGGCTCCAGACCCTGCACCTGTTAACGATACAATCACCTTAGTCGAACCCCCGGCTCCACAGGCCCCTATCGATATCACTGATATCAACCAGCCGCCTGTAGCCCCATCGGCACCGGCGACAGTTACCCCACAGGGTAATCCTACCGACCCGAACGACGAGACGTGGCAACACAAATTCAACAGTGTGAACGGGCGATATACTCGGCAGACGCAAGTGGTCGACCAGATGCAGCAGACTATTTCGTCGTTGCAAGACCAGATCAATGTGCAGAACGAGATCATTCAGGGTATGGCCGCTTCAGCCCCGGCGGCGCTGCCCGCGCCCGCCGCGCATCAGCCGCTTATTACCGATAGCGACGTGCAGGCGTACGGTGCCGACTTCATCGACATCGTTAAGCGTGCTGCACGAGATGCAGTCGCCGGTGATATTGGCGGCCTTCAGAACTTATTGGCTGGTATGGATCAGAAGGTGACGACCGTGGATACCCGCGTGCGTACCGAAACGGATGCACACCGGCTTGCTGCTATGGAGCAGATGCTTGATCGTGAACTTCCGACGTGGCGTGAGGTAAACGTCAACGACGAATTTAAATCGTGGCTGCTCTTGCAGAACCCGTACACGGGTGATATACGCAACAATGAACTGCAAGCTGCGTGGGCGGCTCGAAAGGCCCCCCAAGTTCTTGCATTCTTCAGAGGCTTCGTTTCTGAACAGGCTGCTACGGCCCCGCAATCTCCGAATAACCCACAGCCCGCTTCACAGCCGGCTTCCGGGGTTACCCTCGAAGATTTAGCGGCTCCCGGCAGAGCGAGAGCCCCGGCGGCTAATGAGCCCCCGGCTGAGAAGCCCATCATCACACGACAGCAAATCACGGACTTTTACACTGCCGTCCGGCAGGGGAAATATCGTGGGCGCGACGAAGAAAAAGCTCGTCACGAAGCCATGATCATCCTTGCTACGCGGGAGGGTAGGGTCAGGTAATCCTTCTCAACCTGAAATAAGGGGCTAAACGCCATGGCGTTTCCTGTAGCAACTGGGGCCACTGTACCCCCGATTTATCCGGCGGGCTCGACGGGCAATAACCTGTCGGGTACGTTCTTCATTCCCGAAATCTGGTCGGGCAAACTGATCGAGAAGTTCTACGCCAGCACTGTGTTGGCGGCGATCTCGAACACCGACTATGAAGGCGAGATCAAGAACCACGGCGACAAGGTGCATATCCGCACCAAGCCGACCATCACCATCAAGGACTACAAGGCCGATGGCTCTTTGGAGCTTGAGCGCCCGACGGGTAATGAAGTCCAGTTGCTCATCGACAAGGGCAAATACTTCAACCTCATCCTCGATGACGTCATGGCCATCCAGAGCGATCTGGACGTCATGTCGATGTGGTCCGACGACGCCGGCGAGCAGTTGAAGATCGTGATCGACCAAGACGTTCTCCTGAACATCCTTGGTCAGGCTGCTGCGGAAAACCGTGGTGCGACCGCTGGCAAGATCACCGCCGGCATCAACCTCGGTGTTACCGGCTCCCCTCTGGCGCTTGTGGCCGACGCTCCGACCACGGGTCAGGTGACCATCCTCGATGCGATCCTGCGCCTCGGCCAGACGCTCGACGAGCAGAACATCCCCGAGACTGGACGTTGGATCGTCCTGCCGACGTGGGCTGCAACGCTGGTCAAGCGTTCCGAACTTCGTCAGGCATACCTGTCGGGCGATGGTGTCTCGATGCTGCGTAACGGCCGCATCGGCATGGTGGACCGCTTCACCCTCTACACGAGCAACCTGCTCCCGTTCGGCGTACCCGCCGGTCTGGCGGCCGGTGAATTCGTGATCTACGGCGGCCACAGCCACGCGCTGACCTTCGCTTCGCAGATCACCAAGGTCGAGACGCTCCGCTCGGAGATGACCTTCGGTCAGATCATGCGCGGCCTTCAGGTCTACGGATACAAGGTGCTAGACGGCACTGCGCTCGCGCAGGCCATCGTCACCAAGGTCTAAGATTAGGGGGCCTACGGGCCCCCTCTTCCCCTTGTGAGGACAACATGGCGCTGGACACGGTTGCCGATTACATTTCGGAGGCTCGTGTTCTCCTTCAGGACACGGTCCAGCCCTATCGATACCCCGACGCGGACATCGTGTCGGCCCTCAACATGGCTTTGCCTGAAACGGCCAAGGCCCGCCCTGATCTCTTCATCGGCCAAACTTCGTTCCAGACGCTGACCATTTCGGATACGTCCGTGGCAGTGGCCATGGACCCGATGTATCGTTCCGCAGTGCTCTATTACATTTTGGGGCATATCCAGCTTCGCGACGACGAGAATGTCACCGACCAGCGTTCGGAAGCGTTCTTCAATATGGCGCGGGCAAAGCTTCTGTCCCTGTCGAGTTAAGGGGGCAGCATGTCCGCAGACATCATCCGGCTGATCACCAACGCCCAAATCCAACTCCCCGGTGCTATCTCCACTGCCTTGCAGCAGGAGTTGTTTTCGGTCGCCGATCTCTTTTTCAAGACCAGCAACGTGTGGACGG